TAGTGGCATTGAAGTTATGAGTGGCAGTATATTCCTGCGCCGTGTTGACCACGGCCACGCGGGTGCTGACCGTGGCAGATCCAGTGCTGATGGTAAGATCACCAACCAGCGTGGTTGAAAGATTTGTGATTGTTCCAGTGGTTGAGTTAAGCGTTCCAATCGTCCCGGCAGTGCTGTTAATCGCGCCGGAGAACGTTCCGGTGGAGCTATTCAGCAAGCCGCTAAAGGTTCCGCCGGTGATCGTCGCAGTGCTGGAGGTAAGCGTCTGGATCGTTCCGTTGGTAATGTTAGCGGCAGTGGAAGTTGTGGTTCCGGCGGTCAGGGTCGGGATGGTTCCGATGGTGATGTTGGACGTGCTGGAGGTAAGATTCGGGATCGTTCCTGTCGTGATCGACGCATTTGTTGAAACAAGCCGAGTGCCGGTGGATGTGCCGTAGGAAATGTTATTGATATTGGCGTTTGTGTAGGTGCTGATCGTCAGCGCATCCTCGAACAACTCGTTGACCGTAACGGCGCGAGGCGCGTCATTTGCGGTCAGATCAGCATCGGCAATCAATAGCTCGTCGCCGGAGCCAACCGAAGTAAGGTTGGTCTGGTCGGTGATTAACGCCTGATAGATGTCCGTGCCGTCAATAAGATTGTGCAGCCCGGCGGCAGTCACCGTGCCGTTGGTGGCAAAGGTCTGGGAGCGATTGAATTTAATTGCCATATTAAGCCGTGAACCTCAGTGCGGTCATGTGCAGGGTTCCTGCGGGAACCGTGCCAGTAGTGCCGGTCGGGTTGGTGATGGAGTAGCGAACCACGTTGTTCGCTATGCAATGAAAGCCGATAATCAAGCCGGAAGATCCGGTAGCAGATCCCAATGAGTTTAAAGTTCCAATAACAATATCGCTATTCTGCGCCCCGGTAAGTGCAACCGTTCCGTTGGTGGTTCCGGCACCGTTGTGGGCGGCAACCGTGGAAAGCGAGAAAGCCGCAGTTCCGTAGGAAGCATTGGTAATGCTAGGACCGGTAGCCCCGATCTCCAGCGTTCCAACCGTAGCCGTGGTTGTGACGGACATCCCGCCTGTGTTTGTAATAGTTCCGATGGTGGCCGTGTTTACGCTAATCGTGCCGAGGGTGTTCGTTCCGGTGGAAGCGGTGATGGTGGAACCAAACGTAACCGCGCCAAGCTGGAGCGGGATGGTGGCCGTGGAAATCGTGGCCGTGCTTGCGGACAAAGTTCCAATCGTGGCGATTCCTGTGGATGCCGTGATATTGGAGCCAAATGTGACTGAGCCAAGCTGGAGCGGGATCGTCGCCGTGCTGATGGAGGCCGTCGAAATGGTGGCCGTGGAAAGCGTTACGGAAGGGATGGTGGCCGTGCTGATCGTCGCCGTGCCAACGGAAAGAGTACCGATGGTGGCGGTTCCAGTGGATGCGGTTAGGCTGGTTCCGAAGGTGACAATGCCGGAAAGAAGGCTGGTTCCATCCACCGCCAAAGAGCCGGTGCTTTGCACGCCGGTGGTGGATAGGCTGAGAGCCGATGAGGTATTGTCGCCATCGGTAATGACCTGAAGATTGCCATCCAAGCCGCCCGTCCCGAAAGTCTTCAGAAGCTGCGGATAGCTGGTCGAGATATTCTGTGTACCTAAAGTGGGCATTTATCCTCCTGGGGTAAGTCTGGAGCGGACGGCATCCCAGACCACACTGACAATAGCACCAATCGAGCCTGCCACAAGGAGCATCTTGGTTTTAAGGTGTTCCAGGGAAGTCACCCTATTGGACAGGTCGCCAAAGCTGGATAGGGAGCGTTCCACCATGCCGATCAGGGTAACTTGGCGTTCTTCCATCCTAGCCAGCCGCTCGGCCATCGACCCGAATTTTTCCCGAAGTTCATGGATCTCGTCAAGACTCACGACCCCTACCCTCCAGATACTTTAGCGCAACGGCCAGATGCACGACAGCGTCCACAATCTCGTCCCGATCCCGACCCTCCTCCACAATGCGCTTGATCGAGCGGTTGACGGATAGCAGGTGCTTCACCTTCCCGATGTACTTCGTCTCCCTCGCAACCGTGTTGTTCTCCCCAGCAAACCTCAACGCCTCCTTGAAACAGGCGTACTCCTTTTGCGTCATCAAGAAACGCAAACTCAAATTGGTGAGCCAGATGGCGATGGTTTTCCACATGGACTAGATGCCCTCCGGCACGGGCGGGGCGAGGAACTGGACGGCATCGGCCTCGTCGTTGGTTTGGGCGGCGAGGATCAGAGCCTTGCATCGCAGGTATTCGTTGCGGCAGGCGGCGATGTAGGACTTGATGGCCTCGCAACGCTTGGGCGGGTAGATGCCGAGAGCGGCGTTTTGTTGGGTGGATTCGTCTAGGCCAGCGGATTGGATGGAGCAGGAACACGATGACCTAATACCATTTATCATTTGATTTTTGTACAATCCCAATGGAACAATGATTTCGCTTCTTTCAAGAAGATTGCCAGCATTGTCGTAAGTCGATACGTATGGCATTTTTATACCTTTCTAACCCACAAGACGGAGCCTTGATAACCTGTCCATCCAGTTGTAGCGAGAGATGATGGTAGCCCGTCTGAATAATTTCTGGACACATATCCACCGATTGTTCCGATGTTTGTGTTTAGGTTTGAATTATTATTGGCATCGTAAATTGAAAATGGCCTTCCAAAAGTTGCGGCTACTGGCGAGTAGGTCAAGGTGGCCCCAAAAGAATCAATAATCCATGCACATATATATGCTTTTGTCTCAATCAAAAAATCAGAAACAGCAACCTCGGCAAAGCCTGAAGAAGCCAATGATATTGTGCCGGACGTAACTAAAGAACCCTCATATCCATTTGTATTTATTTCATAAATTCCAGCTTTTATGTTTTTCCCAGCGGAACCTGTATTAACATAGCAAGCAATCCTGTTAAAAGTTCCTCCCGAATAAAACATCTTTCCCTTGATCAAAAGATTTGCGCTAACATTTAATTGCGACCAGTTGAATGCCGCTTGGCCTGCAATGACAGGCCACCCAACATAATCAGTTCCATATTGACCACCCGCAGGGAACACGGATGCCTTAAATGTTGCGTCCCCAAACAAAATATCGCCTTGATCCCCCGCCGCCGGAGCGGGAACCAAGCCTGCCGTGCCTGCGGTGGAGCTTGTGGCTCCGACCATGTTGGACACCGTTGTGCCGCCGCCGCCACCGAAGAAGCCCATAACTAGCCCTGAATCCCAACGATCCGGCCAGTGCCGGTTGAGGTTATAGCGGCGATTGCGCCGGTCGGGATGAAATTGGATTCCCAGACAATGCCCTGGCCGGATGTAAGCTGAATGTCGTCGGTCGCACTTGCTGTGCCGTTGGTGTCAATAAACACCGTCCCGCTGGTGCATTGCACAAGCAGGTAGTTGCGGGTCGAGTTGGTCGCAAACAAGGTTCCGTTGCTGGTGGAAACCGTCAAGGTTCCAGTGCTTGTCGTACCACGAACAGAAGGAATCCCATCCGCCACATCCGCCTGAAGCGTGGTAAGCAACGCCTCGATCTCGGTGAGATTGGCGTTAATCGACATGGTCCCGCCGGAAAGCGGTCCCAAGCTCTCAATAATCGTGTTCCACTGGCGGCCCATTATTTTGTCTCCATTGCGTCAACTGCGCTCTGCATCGTTGGGGTATTAGGGTAGATGGTTTCTGGGAAGTCGTCAACGCCCTGCTCCGGCTTGCACCCAGCAAGCAGAAGGCAGAGCGTCAACGCCCTAACCACAAATTTAGTCCTTGCGGACGTAGATTGCGATAGGCCCGCCAGACGTCAGGATGACTTGGGAGATGTCTCCCACGACGGTCGCGCCAGCCGCAATGGCAAGCCCGGTATGCGTCACACCGCTGATGGTCAGTCCGATGGTGCCAACCGAAAGGGCGGTGACACCGTCGAAAGATCCGTCATTGGTGGAAGCAGACGTCGCAATGGTCGTCCCCGCCTCACCCAGAGTAAGTCTGGATAAGAGTCGCATTAGCTGTGCAGTGCGATGCGGTAGGAAGTACCGTTGAGGGTCACGTTGAGCGAAGCCGGGGCGGTCGCAACGGTGTTAACCGTGCCGCCGCTGGAAGCCGCCGTGATCTCAAACACATTGGTGAAGCCTTGGGAATCAAAGCGGAGAGCCTTGCCCTTGGCCTTACGTTCGGAACGTACAAATTCTTTCGCCATATTAACTCCTTTGAGCCGCCGCACGTTTGATGCTATCGGGCGTGTACCGGCTCTTGAATCTACTGCCAAGCTTTTGTTCCTGGCGGTAATACCCCTTCATAAGATTTGTTTGATTGACTCCCAGCGGGTTGTCGAGGGGTTCGCCAACCCCCACCAGGCTCAATCTTTGTGGCACGCTGAATCTTTTAAGGTAACGCGGGACCGAGTCCCGTTCCGCCACCGGCTTCTCCAGTTCGACGACAGATCCGTTGCGGGTGTCTTCGTACTGGTAGATCGGCATTAGGAGTAGTTATCCTTGTCGGATTCCTCGGCCATCTTCATCATTCGGTCTTCCTCGGACATCTCAGGCTCCTTGGATTCCTCGGCTTCAGGTTCCTCGGTCATCGCATTGCTCACGCTCACGATGGCCATATCGCCGTCAACCGACTCCACCTTGCCTTCGAGTTCCACCATGTCTCCGACTTCAGGCGTGGCGTTTTCCTCGCCCTCACCGAGTTCGAACATGGACAGAGGAAGCTTAACCATACCTTGTTTCATCGACTTCTCCTTGGTGGAAGGAGCGGGGGAGGTTTTATCCTCCCCCGCCTTCCGGGGACCCATACCGATAATCAGCATGGCTCCCATTAGAATTACGAGTAGTTCGACTTGCTGAACAACACCCGGAAGAACCGAGGGTCGAGCTGCTTGGCGGCGTAGAACGTCTTGAAGGACGCAACAACGCGCTGGCCGTAGGGGTCGGACTTGTCGGCTGCGTCCAGAATCGTGACCTTCGGAGCGAAGGGCGAACCGGAAGCGGCGACCGAGGACAGGCTCGGAACGCCAAACGCACCGCCGCCGAGCAACACGTTCGCGTAGACCGCGCCGGTGCTGACAGTGGCTTCACCCACGCCGGAGGCGGAGGTGTTGAACGTCTGAACATTGGTGGAGCTAATCACGCTCACGCCGAACAGTTTGCCAGTCTCGCCCTTGAAGATTTGATCCGGGGCGGAGTAGCTGGAGACCTTGAGCCAATCGTCGTCCTGCTGGAGATCGCGGATAACGGCAGGGTGCGCCACGAGGGCGTAGCCGTCCTTGATCTTGGGAGCGCGGGCGATGAACAGGCTGGTCGCACCGTCCAGAAGGTCGGTGGCGGTCATGCTGCTGTTGGGGGTGGAGGCCGTGCCGAATGTCGTGCCGTTGGTGCCATTCTGGGCATAACGGGCGTAGGACTTGACGGCAACACCAGTGCCAGTGCTGGTCGAGGAATCCTGAACCAGAGCGCGGTGGCAGAGGGTGTCGGCGTGCAGAGCGGCGTCTTCGCCGAGTTGCTTGGTGGCCTGCGCGAGGTGCGAGAATAATTCGGTAGCCAGCAAAACATCGGTGAGGATGATTTTGGAACCGTATTGCACCAGCGTGGCTTCGACCGAGGAGAGCGTCAGATCGCGCTCGTCACCGCTGGAAGGCGTGGTGCCTTCAGACAGGTTGGCGATTGCGCTGATGCTCGGGTCTGAGAACCGGAAAAACCGGATCGTTTTGTTTCCACCCGTTTTGGTCGGGTAGGGGGTTTTCATGGCAAACTGCTCCATCTGGAGCAAGGGGAGCGCACGCTCCAGCAACGCCTTCGAGAAGTACGTCTGGAACTGCGCGGTTACTGAACCAGTAGTGACCATTGTAGTTTATATCCTTTTACGACTAACCGTTCCGATCAACCTCGCCCGCCATCCTCATCAATTCACGTTCCTGCTCGTCTAGCGAGAGTTCGTGAAAAGCTTTGGTCTTGGCCGGACCTGACGGTTGACCCGAAGCCGGTGTCGTCGCTTTTCTGAGTTGAGCGAGTTCTCGCTCATACTCTGCAACCTTCTTCTTCAAGTCGGAGGCGGTTTCCGCCTGGAGCCTAATCTTGGCAATCCCGACCGCATCCTTGATTCCCGCAGGGTAATTGCGGAGGATCGCGTGGTTTTGCAGCATTTCGGAAACGGCCTTGTAGAGCGAGCTATTGGAATCCTTGAGATCGGGGTTTGCCTCGACCTCCTCAAGCAGATTCTTGTCCCATGCCGATTTTAATTCGGCTTGGGTTTTCTGCTCGATTTCCTTGCGCTCCTCGGTCTCGACTTCGGTGGCTTTTGTCTCAGCGAGCTTTGCAAGATCGTCGCGGCCTTCTTCACGATAGCTCTTTGCCGCCTCCCGGTAATCGTCCGCGCTAAAGCGTCGATTTCCCGTTTTCGGCGTTTCAGAACCAGACTGTGAAGCCTCCCGCTGGGCTTTCGCCTGTTCGATGGCTTCACGTTCCGCTTTGAGTCTTGCTTTTTCCGCTCGGACATCTTCCCACTCTTTTTCGAGTCTGCCCTTGGCCTTCTCGTATCGGGTAGGCTTCTTTTGTTCGGAAGCCGACTCCGACTTGTCTTCTGAAGGTTGC